GAGAAAACTACTGCTTGTTGATAATAAAACCTAAAATAACCAGCTCCTAATTCTATAATTAAAACTTGGTCAACATTGTATTTAAATTTTATAATGCGAGTTTTTTTGGTTGAATCTTTAACTTCATTTACAAATTTAGTGCCTTTTCTACGAAATAACCAACCTTGAGGGTGAACATCAAAGTTTTCAACAATAGAACCGCCATTAAAAAAAGGCTCAAAATCAACTAAACCATCAATATTGGGCGATAGTTCGCCAGCATTAAACCTAGTTTGTATTTCATCAAGATTAGCCATTTTGTCTAATATCTATCCATGAATTAGAGGTTAAAGGGGTTTCGTTTCTAATTGCTTTAAATTGTGTCATAGCTTGATACAAAGCTTCTTGGTATTCAGCTATTAATTGTTTTTCTCTACTATCTGATCCAGTTAAATTATAGCAAATTTTTGTAGCTAGCAATAACACAAAAGCATTTTTAAAGCCAGTTGTATATTCTGTTGGGTCTGTTATGCGGGCAACATAAGTAATTTTAATATTGTCGGTGTTGGTTAATATATACTTGCCCTCTATTGTGTAATCAGGGTCATTTTCGATAGAAATAAGTTTAATATATTCGGGATTTGTTGGCAATGCAAATTTATAATTCCACTGGTAAAGCGGTGTTTCGGTAAGCTTGTTTAAAGCTTGCCTCCGCACCGCAAACGACCATTCGGCTTCATTTAAAATCTGGTTTAATGCAGAATCGTAAACAAGTTTTAGGTCAGTAGCTTGTTGGCTAGGGTCAGTGTCAATGTCTTGAACCCTAGCCTTACCTAACTTTAATAATGCAAGATTGCATAATTCAGTTTTTGAAGTCATTACACTTTGTATTCAATTTTAAAACCACAAGTGCCACCAGCAGTGCCGATAGTATTTGCAGTTAAAAGAATATCCAAGCTACATTTAGGGTCAGCAGTCAAGCCAGCCAATTCCCAAAGTTCTTTGGCAGAATTAGCGATGCTAACATCTTTTAAACCATCTAATGAACGACTTGCAGTTGCTAAAGTTAAGCCATCGGCAAGACAATCTACATCAATTACCGCACCACTAACTTTATCAGGATTGTAGGCAATACCAATATCAAAATCAGTGCTATTAGTTTGAGCAGTTGTTGAAACTACTAATTGGTGAAGCAATGCATTTGAAGGAAGTCTCGCAATTCTCCAAGTTGAAGTAGCATTGTCAGTTGTAGCTATGGTAACAATTGAAGTAATGGAATGAATTTGTCCTCCATTAGTTTTTGCTTGTGGCATAACTGGTGGAACTAAAGCAAGATTTGCTAAGTTCACTATTTCGTTTGAATTTATTACAGCCATAAAATTATATATTTAAAATTAAGATTAATGATTATTTAGTCCCGTCAGTTTTGTATAAACTTTTGCAACGAATTTTAACGATTTTTTCGTCTTCAACTCTTGTTGCGCCAAAGTTTAATTCAATATACATTTGATTTTGATATTGTCTTTCAGGGTTTTCGCCAGCTCTTAAGAATACTTCGCCTGGTAAACCCAAACCAATTGCTTGGTCAGTGAATAAAAGCACCTCACGAACATAATCAACAGGCATTCTTAAAAGTTCAGTTCTAACAAAATTAACTCCTAACCAAGAGCCAACAATACCTTTATCAAGAGCTTGTCCCGCAGTATAATCACGATTAATAATTTTATTATCTTGCAAAAGTTGTAATTCTTCTTCGGCAGAAATGGCACAATAAATTTTTTCTTTAATATTGCCAGTTTTCATGTTCTTTCTTAAAAGAAATAAACCTTGTAAAATTTTATCAGCAATTAAGCCTGTTTTAGTTCCGCTTTCGTTAGAAGTCCCTTGTGTGCTTGCAGTTCCGTCTTGATAAACAGTGTTTGTTGAGTCGGGGAAAGAAACTGAAGTAGTTCCTTCTTTGCCTTCATAAGCAACTCCAGTAGCGGCATCGACAATAATTTTTTCTTTTTGTCTTTCAGCGGCGAATTTTAAAGAATTAAGATAGCCAGTATCTAAGCCAACAATTGTTGATCTATCAGTATCAAAGCGATTAATAGCAACGGCATCGTTGAAAGTATCAAATGAAACTTTTCGTCTAGTGTTGGCAATATCAGAAAAAATAGTATTTTGATTTGTTCCGTCCTTTTTCTTTAACTCGGTTGTTCCTATTTTGTTAAAAAATAAAGCTTCGCCTTTAAAGATTTCTTTTCTTGCACAAGCAAATTCTAGTGCAGATTGTTGGACTTGCACCGCTTCGATTAGCATATCGCTAAAAGCCTTGGTGTGTATTTGATTCATAGTGGATGACATATAAAATAAATTTTGAATTTAAAAATAATAAAAATCGGGGATTACTCCCTCCTAATTGCTACCCTTAATTTCAAAGACTTATTTTATAAGCTCCCTTTTACTTTACATCGGACAATGTTTAACTATAAAATATAATATTAAATTTTAATGTCAATAAGTAATTTATTTTTTATTTTAATAAAAATAGAAACCCTATATTCATAACCTGCTTTTTTTTGCAAAACTTTAACAGAATTTTTATAAAAAATAAGTGATTTTGGATACAAAAAACAATTATTTATATGTATTGTATCGGAAATTGAATAATTAGAAAATGATATTAAATTAATGTTATTAACAAGGTCAATATTAATATTATTGACATTATTAAAATTATAAAGTGCAAAAAATTTCTCATTATTATTTTTTTCTTTATAATTTTTTATAATATCGTGTAATTTTTTTAAATTTGATTCTAATGGAATTACTTTTTTTTCTAAAAATATTTTATACAAACATTCTTGTGTTTTTCTAAAAATAGCTTCATTTAATTCATTTTTTAATTTGCTATCGCACAAATATGTAAAGTCAAATTTATAATTTTTTTTCATTTTATTGTTTATTGTAAAATCGTTGATAAAGATCATTAATTTTACTTAATTTAAATGATTCTAACATTGTTGACTCTTGAATTTCTTTGACTTTAGCTTTTAAATCCATTTCGGTCATAACATTTTCTTTTACTGCACCAATAGAACCTTCGCCAACTTTTGAGGCTACTTTGTCCATAATTTTATCAATAATAATTTTTTGGTTAAATGGCAAATTTTGAATTATAGCCATATCTTCTTGACTTACATAATTTGGTAAAGTCTTTCTTGCCTTATCCGCCCTTTGTTCATAATCAAAACCCCATTCTTTTTTAATATTTTCTAGGGCTTGTTTGTTAGCTTCAAATTCTTTTTTTTCTAATTCAATAAATTCTTGTTTATCAGCTTCAAAAATACTATTGAGAAATTGTTGTGCTACATCGGGTTTAATTCCTAGTTCTAAGGCTTTAGTTTTGGCTGTATTTATAATATTATCCTCAATCACATAACCTTCAGGAAGTTGAATTTGGTAATCTTCTGGTTTAAATTGTTGTGTTGCTTTTAATTCAGCTTCAATTTCAGCTTTTACTACATCACGAGCTTTGCCAAAATGTTTGTTTTTGTGATAATAATCTTTGGCAATTGCTTGTAAATCTTTAGGAAAATTTTTAGAAAGCCTTTCAAAATCGGCATCTTTTCTAATATCTTCAGGAAAAAAAGAATTTAAATCAAAACTTGGTGTTGTGTTTTGTTGAATTGGTGCGGTTTGTGTGTTTTCTTGAGGTGCAGGTGTAGAAATTGCTTGAGTAGTAGTTTGATTTTCTATTGTCATAATTTATGAATTTTTGATTGTTTTATAATTTAAGTAATTGTCAATATATTGAAAAGCAACCCTCATTCCTACTTGAATTAAAGCCGATTTTTCAATATCATTTGTCATTTGATTAGTTATTAATTCTGGATTAACAACTAAACAATTTCTTAAATCTTTGTAAACAACTTGACCAGATGGCGAATTAAACACATCATTAAAAACTTGGTGCCTTTCTTCTAATTTTTGTTTATATAATTCTAATTCTTCATTTGTCATTATAACCCCGCTTGTTTCATTGTTGCTAAAGTGCTTGCTTCGGTGTTGGCATTTAACATTTCTTGTTGTTGTGCTACTTGCTGTTGCCTTGCTTGTCTTTCTTGGTCAATTACTTCTTGATTTTTAATTAATTTCGGGTCAATTTGCAAAATATCAGCTTTTGTCCTAGCTACTTGGTCAAAATCGATAACATCTAAAATTGAAGGGTTAGCTTGTGCTAAATTCATAATCGACATTAAATAAACATCAACTGCATTGTTTTTACCTAGTTGATTTGCTTGGTTTATTGGATTAATAAATTCAATTTTCATTTTAGGAAAGGTTTTTTTGCCCGTTATTTCGTCAATAGTGCCTTTCATTTTTTCGGGCATTTCTGGGAATGGTGCATCTGGCAATAATGTAAAATTGCCATCTTGAGCATAAGAAAGCTCAAACAATATATCATAAACCCTATTTAATATTGATTCTAAATATTGTTGTAAGGAAGTTGCTATACTTCCCATGATTCTATAACTTTCTGCTCTTAATTCTAGGATTTGAGTGGCGGTGGCTCTTGGATCGTCTAAAACCGATAACTTATCTAAAAAGAAAATTTTTCTAATGCTTTCTTGTTTTTGAACAATTAAATCGTAAGCTAAGCTAATTCCTTTGCCATCATAAATTGATTCAACTGCTCTTCCATAGGCTACGGGCGATTTTGTGTAATTTATTGCACTTGGTTGTAAATTTAATTGTTTTTCAAATTGAGCATTTACAATTTTTGGCGAGTTTAGGGCTTTTTCGTTTGACTCGTGAAAATCTGCTTGAATTTTGTTTAAACTTCTAGCATCTGGCAAGGCATACATTGCTTGACCAGTTCCATAAACCTCATCAGTGCCTTTTGGACTTCTACCAT